TTAAAGTTTAAAATCCTCAAAGTCATCAACATCAACTTTAGAGTCAATTTGACCCACCAAATAGGAGCTGACCTCCACTTCTTGTGGTGCAACCTGTACATTGTCTGACACCAACCAAGCATTAATCCAAGGAATTGGGTTGGAACGCGTGGTGAACGGCAGTGGTAAGCCGACCGCCTGCATACGAATATTGGTGATATATTCTACATATTGGCACAAAATATCTTTATTTAAGCCGATCATTGAACCGTCTTTAAACAGATAGTTTGCCCACTCTTTTTCCTGTTCGGCAGCAGCAACAAAGAGATCATAGGCTTCTTGTTGGCACTCTTCGGCGATTTCTGCCATTTCCGGATCATCTTGACCTGCCGCCATAATATTTAGAATATGTTGTGTCCCGGTAAGGTGAAGTGCTTCATCACGCGCAATAAATTTGATGATTTTCGCATTGCCTTCCATTAATTTACGTTCTGCAAAAGCAAAAGAGCAGGCAAAAGAGACGTAAAAACGGATCGCTTCCAATGCGTTAACACTCATCAAGCAGAGATAGAGCTGGCGTTTTAAATTGCGCAATGTTACTTGATATTCTTTACCGTCAACGGTGTAAGTGCCTTCGCCATAAAGTGAGTAGAGTTGTGAATCACGAATTAAATCATCGTAATAAGCCGAAATATCTCTTGCTCGTTTGATAATTTCTTGATTGGTGACAATATCATCAAACACAATCGAAGGATCATTAACAATGTTACGAATAATGTGTGTGTAAGAACGGGAATGAATGGTTTCCGAGAAGGTCCAAGTTTCAATCCAAGTTTCTAATTCCGGAATGGATACCAATGGCAACAATGCCACATTTGGGCTACGACCTTGAATTGAGTCGAGCAGTGTTTGATATTTTAAATTACTGATAAAAATATGTTTTTCGTGTTCCGGTAAAGACTGATAGTCAATACGATCTTGAGAAACATCCACCTCTTCCGGACGCCAGAAGAAAGAGAGCTGTTTCTCAATAAGTTTTTCAAAAGTTTCATATTTTTGTTGATCGTAACGTGCCACATTCACGTTTTGCCCGAAAAACATCGGCTCTTTAAGTTGATCGTTTTTATGTTGTGAAAAAGTGGTATAAGCCATTTTTATTTCCTCGAATTAGATACCGACAATAAAAAGGTCAGAAGCACTGACCTTTTTATTAGAATTAAATCTTACAAGCACCGCCGGCGCAGCCATCATCAAGATCTTCTTGACTGTCTTCGGCACCGTCACGTGTATTTTGATAATAAAGCGTTTTTACACCATATTTATACGCTGTCAACAAATCTTTTAACAACACTTTCATAGGCACTTTGCCGTCTTCAAAGCGTTGCGGATCATAATTGGTATTAGCCGAAATGGATTGGTCGATAAATTTTTGCATAATCGCAACTAAATGCAAGTAACCATCGTTATTCGGAATATCCCAAAGCAATTCATAATTTTCACTTAAATTTTCATAATCCGGCACGACTTGACGCAAAATACCGTCTTTCGATGCTTTAATGCTGACAAAGCCACGTGGCGGTTCAATACCATTGGTTGCATTAGAGATTTGTGAAGAGGTTTCTGACGGCATTAATGCGGTTAATGTTGAATTACGTAATCCAAATGCCTGTATATCTTTGCGTAAACTCTCCCAATCATAGTGCAATGGTTCTTTGGTTAAACTATCTACATCTTTTTTGTATGTATCTATCGGTAAGATACCTTTGGAATAAGTAGTTTCATCAAAGAATTTACAAGGTCCGAACTCTTTTGCTAATTGGTTTGATGCCTTCAATAAGTAATATTGAATCGCTTCAAAAGTGCGGTGAGTTAAATCATTGGCAGAACCGTCCGAATAACGCACACCGTTTTTGGCTAAATAATAGGCATAATTAATAACACCGATACCTAACGCACGACGACCCATTGCCCCAATTTCAGCTGCTTTCACTGGATAGTTTTGATAATCCAATAAAGCATCCAATGCACGTACTGCCAAATCAGCTAAATCTTCCAATTCATCCAAATTGTTTAATGCACCAAGATTGAATGCAGAAAGGGTACAAAGCGCAATTTCACCATTTTCATCGTGAATATGTTGCAACGGCTTGGTCGGTAACGCAATTTCAAGGCAGAGATTGGATTGACGCACCGGTGCCACTGCAGGATCGAACGGCGAGTGAGTATTACAATGATCTACATTTTGGATATAAATACGACCGGTTGATGCACGCTCCTGCATTAATAATGAGAATAATTCGATAGCTTTAACAGAGCGTTTACGAATATTCGGATCCTGTTCATATTTTAGATAGAGTTGTTCAAATTTCTCTTGATCGGCAAAGAAAGCGGCATAAAGCCCTGGAACATCAGATGGACTAAACAGAGTAATGTCCGCACCTTTAATCAAACGTTGGTACATCAATTTATTTAATTGAACGCCATAATCCATATGACGAACGCGATTGTCCTCAACGCCACGGTTATTCTTTAATACTAATAAACTTTCAACTTCTAAGTGCCAAATTGGGTAATAAACCGTTGCAGCACCACCGCGAACACCACCTTGAGAGCAAGATTTCACTGCTGTTTGGAAATGTTTATAAAATGGGATACAGCCGGTATGGAACGCTTCTCCATTACGGATTGGACTGCCCAATGCACGAATAGCTCCGGCATTTACGCCAATTCCGGCACGTTGTGACACATATTTCACAATAGCGGCAGAAGTTGCATTAATTGAATCTAGACTATCATCACATTCAATTAATACACAGGAGCTGAATTGACGAGTTGGGGTACGAACACCCGCCATAATTGGTGTCGGCAATGAAATTTTAAAAGTGGAAGTTGCATCGTAAAAACGGCGAATATAATTTAAACGAGTTTCTTTTGGATATTGTGCAAATAAGGAAGCTGCAACCAAAATATATAAAAATTGTGCAGATTCATAAATTTCACCGGTTACACGATTTTGGACGAGATATTTCCCTTCCAACTGTTTGACTGCCGCATAAGAGAAAGTCATATCGCGCCAATGGTCGAGATAAGTATCCATTTCATCCCATTCTTCACGGGAATAATCTACTAAAAGAGAAGCGTCGTATTTTCCCATACGAACTAAACGCTTTACTTGTTCATAAAGACGAGGTGGCTCAAAATGACCGAAAGCTTTTTTACGTAAATGGAAAATAGCTAAACGAGCAGCAAGGTACTGATAGTCTGGAGTATCTTTACTGATTAAATCTGCAGCAGATTTAATGATTGTTTCGTGGATATCGGAGGTTTTAATGCCTTCATAAAATTGAATATGTGAACGCAATTCTACTTGCGAAACAGAAACATTCTCTAAACCTTCTGCCGCCCAAGTAATTACACGATGGATTTTATCCAAGTCGATAGGCTCTAAACGCCCATCACGTTTAGTTACTCGAAGTGATGTATTCATTAATAAAGATCCCTAACACAATATGTTGTATTCTGAAAAAAATTTTTGTCAATATAATGTGTTTAGAGAAAAACTCAAGCAGAAAAATTTTTTGAAATGAGCGATCTATAATTGACAAAAAATAACTTATTTAAAAATAAAGGATTTCTTAATCTGAGCGTAAATCTGTTCGTACAAAAAGAAAACAGTGCAAGGTTAAGTATAATAATTTTAATAAATTTCGTTTAAAATCAACAACATAACTAAAAATTCATCAGAATAGGATGATTAAATTAAAAAATGTATTAATTAAAACTATCTATACGATATTAAATGGGTTGGAAATATAAGATATTAAAAATAAGAATGGTGCGACCGGGTTATCTTTAAAATCTAATTAAATCAAACATTTATAATTGATGGTGTAAATCGGTGTAATTGATGGTTTTATGTTCAATTTTTTATTGATTGCTTAATAATTGTTTAATTTTGCGTTTTTCGTCATCGGACAGTTGTTGAATTAAGGTTAAAGTTAAATCATTAGCAATAAGTTGTGATGTTTTGGTGGAGTGGGAAAATTGCAGGTTGAGGACAAAACGGTGGCCACATTGTGGGTTTAAACATTGGCAATAAATGCGGCTAAGTTCCGGGTGTTCTTTTTGTGTTTTGGTAATGGCGGATTTGTGATGGCAAACTTTGCAAAAGACTGTTAATGATTTTGGCATAGTAGACAATAGCGTAAAATGTTGTTTTGCCATTATAGCAGTCTAGACGTATAGAAGTCTATTTTTAAAATAGACTTCTAGATAGTGTTGAGGTGCTTAATCTTTTTTTAAGTTGCGATAAATTTCACAAAGTTTTTTAATGCCTTGCGGTCGGGTGCTTGCTAATTCGGACAAAACAGCATCGAATTCAGTAGCAAGATCGGCATCAAGTCTCAGTGAAATCGCCTTAACCTTACCTTCTTCAAGTGCTTTTTTATTGTAAGCGGCAGCAGTTTTCGCGCGTAGTTTTTTGCTGTGTTCGGTGTTGCTATTTGCCATTTCTTTTTACCTCTTGCTTTTTGTGTTTATGTTGTTTATAGTGTTTAGGAATTACCTAGCGGTCGTGCCAGCAACCGCTAGGATTTGGTTCATTGCTAATAGGCGTTTGCGCTAATCGCCATTAGTAAAATGAACAGGATTATTAAAGCAATGTGACGCATAATCCTAATTCCTATTCAATGCCCCGTAACTGAACAGGTCGGGGCGTTCCTGTTTCTAGCCCTTGCTAGATGCGTTTATTATATTCAATATAATAATAAAATGCAAGAGATTTTTAATAAAAACCGCTTTTTAGCGGTTTTTTGTTGAGAACTTAATAAATTATTTTGCCTTTATTTGCTTATCTCTTTTAAATAAGATTTTGTTTTTATTGCTGATTTCTGGGTCTTTGTTGATTTGTGCCGCAATAAAATCTTGTAGTGGGTATGCCTCGGTTTCGCGGTATGCCGCTAAAATTTTTAATGGGTCACCTAATCCGCCGGTGTTGCTCGGGATAATGCCGGATAAGCCGGGTGGAAAGCGGTGAGCGGTTAAAACGTCTTGCGCGGAAATGTTTTTAATGCGGTCAAATTCGTCTTTTCTGCCGGTGTCGCCAACGGAGATTAATTTCACGCCGTCAGGGTTGCCGTTAGGGATGTTGATAAACATACTTTTGAAATTGCCAACGCCTTTTGATTGTTCAATTTTTTTTCTGATGGCGTCTTCCGCATCTTGATCTAAGTCGGGGTCAGTAGTGTAGAGAATGAAGCCCATATGTGCACCGTTTGAGTAGTAACGACGGCGAAAAATGGTGGCGTCACTGTTTAATAATGCGGACTCAATACCGCCGACGTAATCCGGCGCGCCGTAGGTTTGTTGTAGCGGATCATAGAGTTTAAGGAAAATAATGTCGTTTGTTTCGTAGTGGTAATATTGCGCCGTGTCGTTGTAGAGCGATTTGCGCAGCAAATAGAGATAGTTGCCGTCTTGTTTAACACGTAAATAGAGGGACGATAACACGTGCAGGCGGATAACCTCACCAAACACATTGCGAATTTTTAGTAGGGCAACATCGCCAAACTGGATAAGGTTTAAGCAGAGTGTTTTCATATCAACAAAGTCGCCGACAAAGCCGGCACTGACAATATTGGCACGACTTTGCAGGATGCCGCAATGTTGGGCGTTGTGATATGGTAGTTTTGCTAAAATAGCCCGATTATAGGGCGGCAGGTAACAATTTAAGGTGTTATCAACAACAAGCCCTAAATGTTCAAGTCCGCTCGGCTCGAAAAGATTAAACGCTTGCGGCATCTGTTTCGTTACCGCTTTATTTTGCTTTTGTTTTAAATAATATTTAGCCATAGTTTTTCCTTTTAGTTTAGTTTAATGCCCACGTAGAGCGTCGGCGCGGTTTGTTGTTTAATTCTTTGCGGTTGATAGCGTTAGCAATTGCCCAAAACACATCAGCGTGTTGATTCTGGCTGGTGCGTTCTGCAACAAAGGTGGCCCTATCGCCAGATTTTGTAGTAGTTTGTTTAATCATCAGAAATGCTGCCGGAATATCAGACTCTTGGTTTGACCATTCCAACATATTTTTTTCGATTAAATGGTGTACTTTTAAGACGAGTGCCGCTTTGCTTTCTACACTATAAATAATCGGCACGGTTTCACGCCGTGCAAACAAGGTGATCATTTCATACACGCCCACGCCAACGCCGCTGGTGTCAATGCCGATATAGCTCACGTTGTAGCGTTGGTAGATTTGTTTAATCTGTTCCGCTTGATAGCTATAACTTAAGCCGTGCCATTGGTGGCGTTCTAGGATGCGATATTTTTCGCCAGGCAGCACTGGCGGAGCAATCACCACAAAACTTGCGCCGTCGTAGCTTTTTGCCGGGTCATAGCCGCACCACACTTCACGGTTATCAAGAGGGCGGTCGCTATCCGGCTGGAAGTCTTGCCATTTGCTAATGTCGGTTGCACATTTGAGCAGTTGCGAAATGTTGAAAATGGAGTCGGCATCATCAATCCATTTACACATAAATAACTGATCAAATGCAGCTTTGTTATATTTGCGCTTTAATGCCTCAAGGTCGAACAGCTCGCCGGCACCGCCGGCTAATGCGTCATCAATGGTGATAACGTACCGCCATTGACCATCAGGGCATTCACGACCGCCGTCACGCATCTCTTGTATGCTTGGGAATGGTATATTTTTGCGTTTTGCATCTTTGCCGCGCCAGTCATCACCGTTCCAAAATTGGTAGGCACTATGTCGGGTTGAGCTTGGGGTAGTAAAGTAGGTTTCACGCCATTTTTTATGCGTTGCCATTGCGGAGGCGACAGTATAAAACTCGGTAAAATTGCGTAGCCACGCATATTCATCGCCGTAGATATGCCCGTGATAGCCTTGAGCGGTGCTTTTGTTAGTCGATAAAAAGTGCAATTCTGCACCGTTGCTTAAAACAATAGGATTCCCTTTTAGCTCAACGTTAAAGAACTGCAATGCCATTTTGCGGATGTAGGTTAAGAAAATTTCCGCTTGCCGTTTTGAGGCAGATAAAAAGATTTGGTTATCACCGGTTAAAATAGCGTCTTCTAACGCCTCAAAGGCGAAATAGTAGGTCATACCGACTTGTCGGGATTTTAAAATATTGCGCACTTTTCGGTGTTTATTATCTCGACAAGTCAATTGATATTTGAATAACGTATTTAAAAACGGTTGCATCATTTCCGGCGTGACGTGCGAAATGTCGTTTTTCTTGCGCCGTTTTGATTTTTTGCTTTGGCTTTGATCCGGCTGTTCGTTGTGCCGGTCGTTATATGTCATTGCTGCAGTGCTTTTCGCCGCTTGTGTAGCACGTTGTTTTTTATACTGCAGGTCTTTGTCGATAAGCGATTCCAACTCTTTAATTTCTTGTTCGCTTTTGTTTTCGCGGTCGACCAGCGTCAAAATGCGCAGCGAGATCAATTCCTCAACGCCGTGTTCATTCAGCAGGTTGCGCCAGTTGTATTTTTCCGCCCAATAGTAGATGGGGCGCGCACTGTTTAGCTTTAATTCTTGTGCAATTTCTTGCGGCGTGAATTTTTTTAAATAGAGGTGTTTGGCGGCGTAGATAATCTCGTCGCTATAACGTGTTGATTTTCTGATTCTTAATTTTGTTTCTTTCATAGGCGTAATTTTGCGCACTCTTGGCTAAAAAATCGTGTAGCAATTTTCGGAAATGGTCGGAAATGCGAGGATAACCGACCATATCCGACCATTTCCGAATTTTGGCGGATGCAATTTGTGCAAAAAAATCACAAGATAGCGGCAGATTTATTTTTAAGCGTGGAGAGAGTGTAAAAAATGGCAGATAAATTGGAGCTTGTAACCGATTTTGTTTGTGTGGCAACCAGCGGTAAAACCGCAGACGGTCGGGAGATTTCAGCGGCAGACTTGCACGCAATGGCGAAGAATTATGATCCGTCAGTCTATACCGCGAATATCTGGTTGGAACATTACCGCTTTTTGTCAAATTTTGGGCAAGTCAAAGAGCTGAAAGCAACAGATGAAGGCGGAAAAACAAAATTGTATGCTCGGTTGGCACCAAATGCGCGCTTGCTTGAGCTAAACAAAGACGGAGTCGGATTATTTACCAGCATTGAAATTACACCAAATTTTGCCGATACCAACGCCGCCTATTTGACAGGTTTAGCCGTCACAGACAGTCCGGCAAGCATTGGCACAACGCAGCTCCATTTTTCTAAGCGTATCAAAGATGATGTGATTGTAGGGCAGCCGGAAAAACTGGAAGCGACCTTATTTACTAAAGAAGAGCAGCAAGAGTTATCAGCATTAAAACGCTTTTTTACGCGTCTTTTTAATTCCAATTCCGAAAATAATAACAACAAAGAGGAAGAGTCAATGAACGAACAGCAATTTGCACAACTGGAACAAACGATCACCGCGGCGATTGCGGCAGGTTTTTCCGCTATTAAGTCAAAACCAGAAGTAGAGCAAGAAAAAACAGAGCCGGCAAATTTTGCAACGAAAACAGAAAAAGAAGAGCCAGCAAAATTTGCCACAGAGCAACAAGTAGCAGAGTTGACGGCAAAAGTGGAGCAGTTGACAGAAGCGTTTAACAAGGCAACGCAACACGCAGTGACAGAAGTTCCACAGGGTGAGCCGACAAAATCGGCGTTAAATTTTGCCGTTTAAGCGGTCGGAACAAATAAAAAAAGGGGACAAAATGAGACGTAAGGCGGAGTTTTATTCATTTTTGCGCAATGTCGCAAATTATTACGGCACAGACGTAGATGCATTAATTCGGGGCGAGTCGTTTGCACTTGAAGTGCCGAAAGCAGCGGAGCTTGGCGAGAATATTCAGCAGCGATCTGAATTTTTAAAATCCATCAATCTTGATTATGTGACCGATTTGTCAGGCTACAAATTGCGTGGCGCAACAGAAAAATCAATTACCGGACGAAAGAAAGACGGACGCTATTTGGCACGTTTAGACCATACACAAGGCAAATATCAGCTGGCAGAGACCGACAGCGGCATTATTGTGCCGTGGGCAATGTTTGATAATTTTGCCCGTTTTGGCGACCGTTTGGCGGCGTTGTATGCCGAATTTGTACAGACGCAAATCGCCCTCGACCAATTAAAAGTTGGCTGGTATGGCAAATCAGTTGCGGAAAACACCTCGGCAGCAGATATGTCGGATGTCAATAAAGGCTGGATGCAGCTTGCACGCGAGGAGAAGCCGGAGAACGTGATGGAGGACGGTGCAACGGTCGGAAAAATTAAAATTTTCGGCGAGGGTGCGGACTTTGAAAATCTTGATCATTTAGCGGCAGAGCTAAAAAGCGGCATTGATTTGCGTCACCGTGATCGTAATGATTTAGTCTTTTTAGTCGGTGCGGATTTAATCGGCAAAGAAGCGGAATTAATCAATAAAGCACACGGCTTAACGCCGACAGAAAAGGCGGTATTAGGTTCGCAAAACTTGCTCGGGGCATTTGGCGGTATGCGTGGCATTGTGCCACCGAATTTCCCAGCACGTGGTGCAGTGGTGACAACATTATCCAACTTGTCGATTTACGTGCAGGATGCCAGTGTGCGCCGTTCGTACAGAAACGACGAGGACAGAAAAGGCATTGTTGACAGCTATTACCGCAACGAAGGTTATGTGGTTGAAGATGCCGGCTTATTTACCGCAATCGAATTCGAAAACGTTAAATTACCGGGCGAAGACGACTAACTGATTGAGGTGGCTAATGGGGTTTCGTGATTATCAAAAGCGAGTTCTGGCGTTAAAGGCGTTGGAGCAGCAATCGCCGGATAAGGTGCATCAGGTAGTTAAAAACAGCAACGCAACCACGCAGGTGTTGGAGATTGCTTTAAATAATGATATTGCACGTATCCGCGAAATCTCAAGTATAGCAGAGCGTGCGGAGTACAAGCGCGACCATTTCTTGCCGAAATGGTTGCCGTTTGTGGATGAGTATTTTCAAAAAGGGGAGCGGTATCAAAATGACGTACTTGTCTATTGTATTGTCTATCTGTTTGATGTGGGCAATATTGATCACGCTTTACGACTTGCCGAGCGAGCCATTGCCGAAAATCAGGCAATGCCGGATAGATTTAAAAGCAACTTGCCGACGTTTGTCGCTGATCAAGTGTTTAGTTGGGCGGATAACTTGGCAGCAGTTGCGCAGAGCGTGGAGCCGTATTTTAGCAAAACTTTTGAAAAAGTGGCGCAGACGTGGCGGTTGCACGAAGTCGTGACTGCTAAATGGTATAAGCTGGCAGCATCAATTTTAATCAGGACGGGAAACGGCAAAATTCACGCCGCTTCAATTGATGATTTAGACGTATTGGTGGTTGCCCTTTATTTTTTAATGTGTGCAAGACGTTTCCATCAGAAATGCGGCGTAAATTCGTTGATTGAGCGGATTGAAATGAGAATAAAAAAACTCTCACCAGGTGCCGATCCAACAGCATTAGTATCACAAATAACATTTGCTGACGCTATTGCAAAGTTGCGTGAGGCACACCTTAATCGAGGTGAGCAATGCTAAACGGCAATGTAACCGAATATCAAGACGAAATAATCGAAAGCACTGGATTTTGGGGGAATATCAATATTGCAGAGTTTCAACGGCAACGTGCGATACCGTTTCAAATACCTTTAGAAATGGTGCGTGCGGCGTTGGTGCAAGCAATGCAAGAAATGGAAATTGATCTTGCAGAAGTTGTAGAAAAATATCAATCAGACGGTTACGCCTATGTCGAAAACGTTGGCGGCGTGAGATTTGATGGCGATAACTTTTTACAAATACAGTACAAAAAAGCCGTATTTGCACGTGCAAAAGCGGATTTGTTACCAGAGTTTATGACGCTATCGGCGCGAGAAGTGCACGAAAATCGGGATTTAGTGCAGGAACGTAAAGCCTTGTTAACAGAAGCGGCAATGGCGGTCAGAGCAATCAAAGGTAAAAAGCGGAGCGGCGTATGGCTAATTTAATGTTATATCAACAATTATTAGTGTTCTTACAACAGAAATTGCCGGCGCGTTATCGTAAAAATTTATTGGCGTGGATGGAAAGTGGTACGTTGATCGATCAGGGTAAAAACGTAACAGCGGAGGGCATAGAGATTGCGCATATCCGCTATAAAGCCACGTTCTTATTCAATGAATTGCCATTTAATCAAATCAATGTCGCCGAAATAATGGCGAACATTCAGCTTTGGTTGAATGAGAACGACGAGTTGCGTTATCAGCTTGATTTTGCCGACACCGATTTTGATGTGGATATTTATGATGATGACACTGCTGATCTGACGTTTATCGTGGAGTTTCAAGAGCCTATCACGGCAACGGCAACAAAAAAGCCGGCAAAAGATACCTTGATGATTGACGGCATAAGTTATCGCATTAATCCAATTGAGATTTATATCGCTGAAGAGGTTGAGGTGATTGATGACTGAAAAGGTGGGATTAACCGCAGAGTCAATAAAAAGCCTAAAGCGAACAGTTAAATTATTGAGCTTGCCGAAAGAGAAAAAAACAAAGCTATTAAAAATGGCGTTAAAGCAAATAAAGGATGAAGCTAAAGAGCATATCAAAAAGCAAGAAACGCCGGACGGTAAAAAATGGGCGGAACGTCGCAGCGGCAGCAACAAAAAGATGTACCGTAGGCGAGGAACATTGCTCAATATTATCAAGAATGATGGCAATGAGGCAAAGCTGGGTTATAGAGGTAAGAAAAATCAATTAATTTCAATTGTGCAGCATTATGGGCAAGAGATGACGGTCAGTGTCAATGCTCGGACGTTAGAGAAATTAAGAAGGCAGTTAGCTAGTCAGAGCGATCCTTGTTCGACAGCACAAGCCAGAAAATTGAAAAGTTTAGGTTACAAAATAAAGAACAAAAAGGGGAAGGAAGTATCCCCATCAATAAAAAGCATTCAGGCGAGACTAACCAAAGGTCAAGCCGGTTTAATTGCAAGAATTTTAAAGAATAAAAATGAAGGCGATAAGAAAGGCACGCCGGCACGACCGGCATTAAATACCGATACGCAACACAATGCGGAAATTCTAACGGAAGTGGTTGAAAAAGTGCTGAAAATTTAGAACAACAAAAGGGGCAAAATATGACATTTCCATCAGCAACGATTAACACGCTTAATTTATTAAGCGGCGAAACAAAAGAGATTGAGCGGCACGCACTGTTTGTTGGTGTTGGCTCAAAAAATAAAGGCAAGTTATTAGCCGTCACGCCGGACAGTGATTTTAATGAAATTTTTGGTGCAAGTGATACCGCACTAAAAAAACAGGTTTACACAGCGATGGTGAATGCCAACACGGATTGGTTTGCGCACGTCTATATTGCGGATGAATCAAGTTATGACTTTGCACAAATTGTGCGAGATGCGCAAACAGTGTCTAGTTTTGAGTATGTTGTCAATACTTACACAACCGGCATTGATAAAACAGCAATTAACGCATTACAAACGCTATCGCGTGAATTGTTAATGACTTACAGTCGCAGAACGTTTTTTATTCAAGCGTTGGATGGCTGCAGCACTGATTCCAGCAACGGCGAAACGTGGGATCAATATGTGGCCCGTTTGACAGAGTTGCAAAAAACAGTGGTTGCTGATCACGTGATGTTAGTGCCGAATTTAATGGGTAATGATGTTGGTGCGTTGGCTGGACGACTCGCTAATTCAGCGGTAACCATTGCCGACAGCCCAGCACGTGTGCAGACCGGTGCGTTGGTCAATATTGGCAGTAATAAGCCGAAAGATAAAGACGGCGTAGAAATTAGTATTGCGCATTTAAAAGCGTTGGAGCAGGCACGCTATTCCACCTTTATGTGGTATCCGGATTATGACGGCTACTACTGGTCAGATGGTCGCACGTTAGATGTGGAAGGTGGCGATTATCAGGTGATTGAGAATGTGCGCGTGGCAGATAAAGCAGCACGAAAAGTGCGATTGTTGGCAATCGCGAAAATTGCGGATCGTTCGTTTAACTCAACATCAGCCAGCACAGAGTATCACAAAAATTACTTTGCGAAACCGTTGCGCGATATGAGCAAAGGCGCAGAAGTGGCAGGTAAACAATTCCCGGGTGAATGTATGCCGCCGAAAGATGATGCAATTACCATTGTTTGGAAGAGCAAAGTTAAGGTTGAGCTTTATATGAAGATTCGCCCTTACGATTGCCCGAAAGACATCACGGTAAATATTTTCTTAGATTTAGAAACCTTGGGGGATTAATAGATGGGTGCACGCATTTCAGGAATGAACGTTGATTTTTTCGTGCTTGGCTTTCCGGTACACGCGGAGTCGGTCAGCTTAAACATTAGTGATAGTTCGGATGTCGCACAAACGCGCGGCATTCCCGATGGCTTTGTTGATGGTGATGTTAAGGGGGAGGGCGAAATTGAGCTGGATGCGAAAAATTTTGGCAAGTTATCCGCAGCAGCGGCAGCAGCTGGATCGTATCGTGATATTCCAACGGTGGATTTGGTCTTTTTTGCCAGTCGTGGTGGTGAACGCTTAAAAGTGGAGGCGTTCGAGTGTAAGTTGTTGCCGACCGATATTTTAAATGTGGATTTTAAAGGCGGGCAAAAACATACCACAAAAGTGAAATTTTTTGTCACTAGCCCGGACTTTGTGCGTATTAACGGTATTCCGTATTTATCCGAATACGATACTCGAGATTTAATCGGGTAAACAGCTTTAGGCGACAGACCGGCATTAACAGAAGAACAATTATAAGCAGAAGAGGGTCTTGTTCGCCTAATTTTGGGGGGATATATGAATAAATTTGATGGGGTTTCTTATTTAGGGTCAGCAGTGGCACTTGTGAGCGGTTTGAGCTTACACGAATGGGCAGCGGTGTTTGGGATTTTGTTTGGTTTTTGCACCTTGTTGATCACTTGGCATTATAAACAAAAAGAGTACGAATTGCGTCGGCTAGAATTGAATGTGCGACTTGCGGAGGCAGAAAGCAAAGCGGAGTCGGTTAAATGTTAAAAAAAGCGGCAGGCAGTGTCTGTTCAGTGGCGGCAGTAATTGGCATTCTGTTGCTGAGCAGTGGTAACGGTTTAAGAACAAGCACAGCCGGATTGGAATTAATCGGCAATGCGGAGGGGTGCAGGACGCAGCCTTATTACTGTTCCGCTAATGTGTTGACAGTTGGTATTGGTAGCAGTGGTTTAAGTGGGCAACCGATTGAACAGCGACAATACAGCTTGCAGGAAATTGCCGACAGATGGAAGCAGGATATTAAACAGGCGGAAACGTGTGTCAATCGTTATGCCAACGGCAAAAAAATGCCGCAAGGGGCGTTCGATGCGTTGGTTTCCATCACCTTTAATGTCGGTTGCAGTGCGATGCGAAAATCAACCTTGTACGAGATGGCAAGCAGTGGCTACACGCCACAAATGTGTGATCAGTTTTTAAAGTGGGTCTATGTCGGCGGTAAAAAATCGAACGGCTTGAGTCAGCGACGTGAGCAGGAGCGAAAATTATGCTTATCAAACTATTAAAAGGTCATAGTTTTATTATTTTGCTTGTTCTTATCGGTTGTGCAGCTTTTTTTTTGCAGTCGTTTGAAAAGCAAAAACAAATGATTGCACTTGAAACGCAAAAAAATGCAGAAATCACAAAGTTAAAGCTAGAACATCAACAACAAATTTTAATGTTGCAGCGACAAGCGGAAATCTATCAGCAGCAACAGCAATTATTGATAGATAAAGTGACTGAAATGCAACAAGCAGCACAACAGCAAGAAAAGGCGATAAATGAAGCGTTGGAAAGTAATAAAAATTGGAGTGATGAGCGTGTGCCTAGCGATGTTAGTCGCTTGCTCAACAACCGAAACAAAGCTAACTAAACAACCGATATTTTGCCCGATAACCACAGCTTGTCAGCAAATAACGGTAAATATCACCACAAATAAAGATTTAGTAATGGCGTTGCATAAATCCTTAAATCAAACGGATATTTGTGTAACGGCATATCAACAATTAAAACACTGTATAAATCAACATAATCAGGAGACAGACAATGAAAACTAAAACAGCACAGCAGTTACTGGAAGAGCTTACCGGCAAAGAAAGTGTAACCATTAATATTGGTGGCGTTGAGCTGGTGTTTAATCGTGATAATGCGGCGATTGATGCTTTATTTAATGAGGTCGCCAGTGGAAACGTATTAACGCCGGTGAAAGATTATTTATTGCAGGTGGTAAGCAAGGAGCACAAAGAAGATTTGCTCACCATCATTAATGCGCCGGGTGTTGCGGCGAAAATTGCCGAAAAAATTAACTCGGTATTTGTGCCAAAAATTGAAGTTACAGTAAAAAACTAGCTGAACGAGCGAGTGCAATTGAGAAAAACGGTTATTCGCAGGCGATAGCGTTAAGAATGCACTATTTGCCAGAAGCCGACAATTCAGAAATTAATCTCGCTCGGGCGGTATGGTTGAACAAGCAATTTTTTGAGAATTTATCCGATGCCGTGGCAGTTGGTATCGGAAAGTGTTTTTAGGGTAATGTTATGGCGTTGGGAATAGCCGGTCTTGAGTATATTTTAAAACTTAATGATCAGATGACTGCACCGATTAAGGGGATTATGGGGCAGTTTGATGCGCTTGCTGGTAAGGGTAAAGCAGCAATGGGGAATATTGCTGCAGGCGCTGCCGGTATTGTTGCTGCCGGTTATTCGATTGCCAGTGGTTTGCAACCGGCGCTTGAAACCTCACGCGCGTTAGGTGAAGTGAAATCGCTCGGCGTGGCAGAGCAATCGTTGGAGCAACTGAAAAACAAAGCCCTTTCTTTCAGCTCTTCTTTTGGTGGCGCAGCAGCAGAATTTGTGCGCTCGGCTTACGATATTCAATCCGCAATCGCCGGCTTAAACGGCGATGAGTTATCTGCATTCACCGCCGCGTCTAACTTGCTGGCAAAAGGCACGAAATCCACAGCGGCAACCATCACCAACTATATGGGGACAATGTACGGCATTTTTGCGGACGAAGCGGCAAAAATAGGTAAATCCGACTGGGTGGATAAAATCGCCGGACAAACCGCACTTGCGGTAAAAATGTTTAAGACTGACGGAAGCAAAATGGCACAAGCCTTTTCCACGTTGGGAGCATCAGCAAAAGCGGCAGGCGTAGAAGTTGCGGAGCAATTCGCCGTATTAGGGGCTTTACAAGCCACAATGGGAGGCGGTGAGTCAGCAACGCAATATAAAGCCTTTTTAGCTGGTGTGGGCAAAGCGCAGAAAAAGCTCGGTTTAACCTTTACCGATTCAAACGGCAGAATGCTGGATATGGTCACGATTTTACAGCGTATCAAGGATAAATACGGCGATTTAAGCAATACCGCATCAGCAGATCTTATTACGTCAGCGTTTGGTTCAGATCAAGCAACGGCATTAATTAAATTATTAATACCACAAGTTAGAAACCTCACCGGCAATATCAAAGATTTACGCAATGTTAGTGGCACGGCAGATTTGCAGAAAATGGCGCAAGCGATGACTGATCCGTGGCAACGGCTTAGTGCGATTATGGTCAATATTAAAGACAGTATCGGTGGGCAGGTGCTGAAAAAGATTGAGCCACTTGCCAATAAAATTGCTGATATGGGCAAATATGCGGTCGACTGGTTGAATGCTAACAAGTATATCGCAAGACTGATCGGTTTTATTGGTATCGGTATCACAGCACTAGCCGGTGCCGGTGCGTCATTAATGCTATTGGTTGGGGCGTTTAAGTTAATGGGGGTTGGTGCGAAAGGGGCGTTGTTGCCAATTACCGGTTTGCGTGGCGCACTTGTTGGCGTTGGTGCAAGCGGTGCTGGATTGGGTAAAACGCTGATTAGCGCCTTTACCGCACCGGTGCAGCCAATCAAAACCACGGAGAAATGGACATTTTTGCTAAAAAATGCCTTTACCTCAATGTGGGGCAGTGCAGTATCCGGTTTTAACGGTTTGCGCTGGCGTTTGGCGTTGTTGCCAGATCTGTTTAAATCCATTTTAGGCAATGGAATATCACTTAAATCAATGTTTACCGGTGTCGGGTCGGGCATCAATCTACTAGTTAAGCCGTTAAATATGGCTAAGAGTTTGTTTGCTAATCTGTTTAGTGTGGCGTTTCGTTTGCTTAATCCGTTTACCTATTTGCGCTTGGTAGTGATGGCACTGTTTAGCCCGTTATCAATGGTGGCACTGCTTATCGGTGGTGTTGCTATGTTGGCGTATAAATTCAAATCACAATTGGCTGCCGTTTGGGATGGTATCAAAATCGGTTTCGGTAGCATTAGTGACAGATTGCAACCATTATCCAATGCATTTGCCATTTTTAAAACCGCAATCGGGAAAATTGCGGATATTTTTAGCCGCATTACCGGCGGAATGCGTGCAAGCAGTGCAGAAGCTGGGCGATTTGTGCAGATCGGGATGGTGATTGGCAATGTGCTTGGTACCGGATTGGAAATTGTTGCCGGGTTTGTCGAGTTATTGGCAACGCAATTTTTAAACGTTGTGGAGATATTCGGCAATGTTGCGGATGATTTGTTGACAATGTGGGACGGTGTGGTTGCCGGCTGGGAGGCTGGCGATGCAATGCAAATTTTCGGCGCATTGGCGCAGGGCATTACTAATATTTTTGGCGATGTTTGGCAAGGGGTTAAAAAGATGTTTTTTGACTCACTTAATTGGATTATTCGACAAGTCAATAAAGTGGGCGATTATATCGGCATTAAAATTCCGGAAATTAAAGTGGAGTCGTCGGTTCTGGAGACCAAAAACAACATTACCACATCAAACGTAACAGCGACCAAAAACAGCAATTTACAGCTTGATGAGAGCATTAAGCCGAATGCCAGACCGCAGATTAACACAACCACGCAGGGTTTGATTTCAACCGCGATGACGCAAAATAAAAACGTGAGCCACTCAATGGTGATCAATAAGATGGAGATAAAGTCAGATGATCCGGACAGGTGGCGACGTGAAACGCAACAATGGCAAGATAGGCAGGCTTTAGGGGCAGGATATGACTGATAAATATTTCGACCTTTTAATCACTAATGACGATTTAACGCTGGATAGCGGTAACGTGCCGATTTTGTGCAATAACCGCATTTCGATTGCGCAGGATATTAAACACGCATTGAGAGAAAGTGGATTGGTTACCGCCTTGATCGCAGAGCGTAGCCGCATTTTAAGGCGCGATATTATCTTGCAAATGATATTTCTGATTGAGGACGATGAGCGTTTAGTGCCCGGGACAATCTTTGTTACCGAAGAGGGTTTAAATCGCTTGTTTATTACTGCCGAAACTTATGATTTTGGCTCGATTGAATTAGGGGTGAATTTAAATGAGTCAGTTTGAGCAGATTTTAAGAGAGTCGGGATTGCCGACACAAGAAAATGAAATCAGACAGCAGTTTGAGCAGCTCACCGCGGCAGAAAATTTAATTACCAATACCAGCAGAATGTCGCCGTTTTGGCGTTTAGTGACTGCTATCGCCGTTCAGCCAGTGAAATGGCTAACAGATCATTTAATTACGGAGATTTTACCCAATCTGTTTTTACGCACCGCACGGGGTGCTTGGCTGCAAATGATGGCTTGGAGTGTGGGACTTGATTTTAAACAGGCAACAAAAGCGGAAGGTGTTATCACCTTTACAAAACAAAGCGATTTAACGCCAATCACAATCAAAGCTGGAACAGTTGTGCAAACAGAACGTATTAATGATGTTATTTTTAAATTAATTGTGACTGAAGATACCGTTATTCCGAAAGGGCATTTGTCGGGAGAAGTGCCGGTTATTGCGGAGCAAGCCGGCACAAGCTACAACCTTGCGGCTGGATATTATCGCATTCTAGCGGAACAAATTAATGGCGTGGTCAGTGTCGAAAACAGTGAGGGTTGGTTAACCACGCCGGGCGCAGACAAGGAAACCGATGACGAATTGCGAATGCGTTGTCGCAATCAATTTGTTGCTAGCGGTAAACATCATATTGATAGCGTTTATAGAGCAATGGCGGCAGAAATTGCCGGCATATCGGTCGACCGCATTTATTTTAAACACGATGCACCACGCGGCCCGGGTACAGCAAATATGTATTTATTGTTGGATACCGGTGTGGCAAGTCAGTCGTTTATTGACAAAGTTAACAAGCATATTCGGGATGATGGTTGGCACGGCCACGGCGATGACTTAGTGTGTTATGCAATGCCGGAGACTAAACATAACATTGTTTGTCGAGTCTATTTTTACAGCAATTTTAATTTATCCGCCGCGCAAAAAGCGGAAACTTTAAAGCGTGTTGAAGATATTATCCGTTGTGCGTTTCGTGAGAATAATAATTTTGAGGTAACCAAAACCTATCCTTATCGCCGGTTTAGCTGGTCATTGCTGGGTGAAGAGATCCATCAACTTTGCCCGGAAATTGGTTCGCTAATTTGGGAGCAGCAAGACATTGAAAGTGATATTAGTGTGCCTAGAATTCAGACACTGACCGTAAAAGAAGAACGGGGGGGGGGTAATTAATGAATATTAAATTACCGTTCTGGATGGAGGGCGTTGCCACGAGGCAAATTGCTGACCTGTTTGCGAAGTGGTGGCAGTTATCTATCAAAAAAATGGTTGAGTTGCCATTGAAATTGCTTGATGAAGATAATTGCAGCGAAACAATGTTGAATTTAATCGCTTATGCGAGAGATGTTGAGCGTTTCGAGAATGAGCCGTTAGCACTGTTTCGCAAGCGTGTGAAATATGCGTTTATTAATGCGCAAGATGCAGGAAGTAAAGCAGGATTTATCCGCATTTTTGCGCGATTAGGGATTGGTTATGTGGAGATTGAAGAGCGTTTCGACGCAGAAAATTGGGATGTCATTAAAATTATTTTAAGTGACTCGCAAATGGCACATAACAGAGAGTTACTCAATTTAATTATTAGAAAATACGGCAGAACGTGCCGCAGATATACTTATGAAGTGATTACAAAATTACCACTGCATTTATCAGCAAGAAGTTTTAATCACGATTATGTGTGCTATATACCAAAATAACAATAATAAGGTGAGTTATGGCGAGCAAGCTAACACAAGCATTTGAAACTTATATTAGAGATTCAGTTGTCAATCATACTCCAGTGGTTTTTGACGAGTTTATTTTTGCCAATATCCCGGGGTTGAATGATGGCAATTTAGATAGTCATTTGACAATACCGCAAGCAAATAAAATAGTACATAGACAAGCAGTGTCGCAAATCGGTGCGCTGAATGAAAATGCAATTGTTTATTCTGTCACTATTGGCACTGAAATTGGCGATTTTGACTTTAACTGGGTTGGCTTAGTTAATAAATCACAAAATTTATTAGCTTGCGGAATTTATACCGGGCTAACATCAAAAATTAAGAATAAAGAGCAGAAGCAAGGGAATAGTATTACTCGCAGCGTATTGCTTGAATTTCCACGTGCGCAAGAATTAGCGAATGTATCGGTTAGCGCTGAAACGTGGCAAATTGATTTTACAATGCGATTAAGCGGTATTGATGAAAAAATCCGTCTAACAAATCGGGACTTATACGGTCGAGCCGTCTTTTTTGATAATGCCTTTTTGCTGAAACGTAAAAGCGGCAATGTCTACACGCTAGATAGTGGTCGCGCTTATATTGAGGGTGTGAGAGCAGAAATTAAACGGACGGCAGAAGTTACCGTGCCAACGTTACCGGCATCAATCTATATTGATGTTTGTCATCACGCCACAGTTACCGGTGCATATCAGACCGAAATTAAATATTTAACGCAAAGTAAAAATGATTATGTTGGATCGGATGGCTACCAGCACTATGTGCAAATTATCGCAGATATTGCCAGTAACGGCACAATTACAGATAGGCGCTTAACAGATAACGCTCCGCCATATATTGCGGAAAGCAAAAAATCCAGTTCGGTGTCATCAACAAGTAAAGAGACAGTAGCAACAAGTTACGCCGTTAAAACTGCCTATGACAAAGCGGTGGATGGCGTGAATGAAGCCAATGCAGCACAAACGGCGGCGAATAAGGCACAAACGACCGCCAATGCCGCTATTCCAAGCAGTAAAAAATCCGATTCCGTCACCTCAGCCAGCAGCGATACGGTGGCGACCAGTAAAGCGGTTAAAACCGCCTATGACAAAGCTGTAGATGCATATATACGCGCCGAAACAGCCGAAAGTAATGCGAAAGCAGCAAGTTTGCCGATAACTGGGGGAAATCTAACGGGTAATTTAACAGCGCCGTACATTAACGTAACGGGTAGATATATATCTGTTAATACACCTAATAGCGAATTTGGAGGATTTGATGTAATTAGGCAAGGTAATGCTGGTAATTGGTTAAGTAGGCTTGAAGCATTGCCAGATAAACGGTGGAAATTTTGGACACAAGATGCACACGAAATTTTTGTACCTGCTAAATCAGGTACATTAGCGATAGACCATGAAGTTGTACATAAAACTGGCGATACAATGAACTGGTTGGGGATAGAAAACACGGGCGCTTGGTTAACAATTAAAAGCACAGGACAAGCGGCAAGCGGAATCGACTTTATAAATCATAACGGGAGATATCCGCAAGTATCTTTACATGCATTTGACGTCGGGGGTTGGGCTGATGAATTACGTATCTTTGCAACACCGCCTGGCAACGATTACAACACTGACCGTCGTCAGCATGTCATGACTGTGACGCACGAAGGTAATATTTGGTCAAGGATGTACGGCTGGCTTGGCGATAGATTTATGGACAAAACAAAAGCCTATGACAACTGGTATCCCAATCATTATTTAGGTGCGCAAGTGTTCAAAATACCAATTAGGGCTGATGGTTCTGGTTTAAAAATAATTATCATGCAAGTAAATATAAGTAGAGATACCGAACTTTGGTTGCCCGAATCTTTTAATGGTTTTTATATACCGACGGCAACAGATGTTGGGGTCGGTAAATACAGTCTCGGTATAGTAAGCCTAAGTGGTAATCAAGTTAAAGTGTTTTGTTCAGGGTCAAATGTGACTATACAAGTACATTGCATCGGTTGGAGTAATTAATATGAGATTATTTGATATTAACAATTATTGTTTTAGAGATGTAGTTGAGCCAATTCCTGTTGGATGTTATCTGGTAGAAACACAAGATGAGATTAATGCTATTTCTGAAAGTATAACAAGAGGCGGTACAGTTTGGGTGGAAAGTGGTAAATTGCGTTGGTCAGGCAAAGCTCCAAGCTTTTCGCACATTTGGCAGGATGGTAAATGGAGGCTCGATGAGTCAAAACAAGCCGAGCTACTTACCCAACAACGCCAACAAATCCGTAACGCTATCAATACTAAACGCGATGCGTGTGTAAACGGCGGTGTGTATGTGCCGGAGATTGGCAAATGGGTCGATACAGACGAAAAAGGGCGTGCCACGTTGGTAGAAATCAAAGCCGATTTTGACTTAAACGGCAAAACCGAAAGCAACGGAGAGCCACGTATTTTTACCCTGATTTGCGCAGACAACACGGCGCAACCGTTGGATTTTGACAAATTTAAAGCGGTGTGGAATGCGGCGGCGAAGCTGAAAGAGTCAATGTTTGAGAACGCCTACATGCACAAAATTTTACTCGAACAAGCCGAAAAACCGCTTGAATACGATTGGTCGATTGGCTGGTCAGAAACATATGAGGAGCATAAAAATGCGCAAACACAAAAGTAAATTTAAACGTTGGGGTTATCACGTTTTGATTGCCACCGACCAATGGTTTAATGCTTTAACCGGCGGTGGGGCGGATGAAACCTTTTCCAGCCGTTGCTACCGCCGAGCGGTACTTGCCGATAAGCCAAAAGCCCGTTGGCGTTTTTGGTTTCGCTTTGTCAATGCCTTATTTCGTGACCCGAAACATTGCCAGACGGCTTACGAAAGCGAGCTGAAACGGCGACAGTATCCGGAGGATTTTGAGGCTATTTAATTTTTAATTTAATCGCATTGCTAAAAATAATAATAACAATAAAAGGGGAAGTTCAGTGCGTAAACGATACACAAAAGCGCCGTTACCATTTACCGGACAAAAACGGAATTTTTTAAAACTGGTTGAAAAGGCGTTAATAGAAAATATTGATAATGATGGCGAAGGCTGGACAATTATTGATGTATTTGGAGGGTCGGGATTATTAGCCGGAAATGCGAAAGATATTTGCTCAAAAGCGCGGGTTATTTTTAACGATTATGATAATTATGCGGAAAGATTGGCAAATATTAAACAGACCAATCAATTAAGACAGCAACTTGCCTATTGTTTAATTGATGTTAAGCCGGAAGCGAGATTATCAAACGAAAAGAAAAAAGAAATTATTGATATTATTCGCCGTTTTGATGGTTATAAAGATATTAAGGCGTTGACTAGCTGGTTGTTATTTAGTGGCAACGATGTTAAAAGCCTTGAGGCATTATTTAAAAAGTCATTGTGGAATAATTTGACAAAGCGAGATTATCCAGTTGCGGACGATTATTTGAATGGGTTGGATATTGTAAGGATGGATTTTAAAGATTTAATCAATCAGCACCGACACAAAGAAAAGGTGTTATTTTTACTTGATCCGCCGTATATCTGCACCGAACAGTCAACATATAAAAAAGAAACCTATTTTGATTTAATTGATTTTCTGGAATTGATGCGATTAATCAGACCGCCTTTTATTATGTTTTCTTCTGCGAAAAGTGAATTCAATCGTTATATTGATTTTTTAATAAAACACAAGGAGAAAAATTATCGGCATTTTGTTGATGCGGTTGAACAAAAAATTAATGTAAGGGTAAATCATAATGTGAATTATCAAGATAATATGGTTTATAAGTTTTAATAATAAGCGGAATATTCCGCTTATTTTTTAGGAGATATTATGTGGCGATTGGCAACCTTGCAACTTAATCAGGATACGAAAGAAAAATTAAAACAGATACAAAGCGGCAAGGCGCAACAGGTAAATTTATCGGTAGCCGGCACGAAGTTGGGGGTGCATAACTGGACGCACGGCAGCAAAACCAAAGACGGTCGCTATTTGTCGCCGCAAAATGCTATCAAGGCGATCGCGGATAAGTTTGTCGACAAGTCAGACGCTAACCGACCGGCAGGCAGTGTGGATGTGGTCGGCATTATGATTACAACACAAAATATTGATGCGTTTATTGCACAGTTGGAGCAGGTAGCGGTGTTGTTGCCCGATCCAGTGTTTAAACAGTCTTACGACTATGCGAAATCACAAAAAGATTTAGCGGCAACAAAAATGGTTAAAACGCCAACCGTAGGTTATCCGGCTTTTTCACCGGGCGCGGATATTACACCGCAATCAGCGCAAACGCTAAACGGCATAATGCGTAACGCTAATGCGGTTGCAATGGCAGTGCGTGGCGATCCGTCAACGTTAATAAAAAATTTATTGAAAAAAAAGCAACAGCGAGAAGCGGAGAATAAGCAAAAGCTGGATAAATTGTTATCAACGAAAGCGCAAGTTTATGCCTTTTGTGAAACAGGCGAATTGGCGCAAATCGCATTAAGATTAAATAGCGGTGCGCCGTCGTCAGAATATATTTTTACCGCGTTGATTGTTTATGTGGGCGCGGATTTATCAAATATTAGAGGGATGATCATATGAGTTTTTCAGTGGGGTTATTAAATCAACGACGTAGACCGTCAGTGCAATTGTCACTAAACGGCAAGCCGATCTATATGTCAAATATTATTCTCACCGTCAGTATGCGCCGTGAGGAAAAAGATATGAGCGGACAGAAATCCAGCACCAAAAAAACAGATAAGGGAGTGAAAGCGAAAGAGATTGATGTAGTGGGAAACATTGCCTATCGGGACAAGCAGCACCTTACTGATCTGTTTAATTTAGCGGAAGCGGTCGACAGCAAAGGGCAACAGGTGAAATATCGTGTTGCAGCTATCAGCGCAGAGGCGGTAAATATGCGTGAAGTGCAGTTCAGCGAGGAAATTTCCGCCGTAGAGCAGCCTAATTTATTGGCGTGGCAAGTCTCTTTTAAATTGCGCGAGGTCAACAGTGTGAGTGAGAAAAAAGAACAGCGCAAAAAGAAGCCAACAACGAAGATACAAACCGAAGAGAAAGCCACGCAAGCACAGACAACGCAATCTCAATCAACACAAAATAAAGAAAATCCATTGCGAACTAAGTTTGATAAATATTTGGGGAAAAATACCCCTTTAGGAGATTAAGTAGTGAAAATTATCAAAGAATGCTGGATAGCAGGGCAAGAGTATCATATCAGCGATTTAATGGTGGTGCTGGAGCTGAATAACACTGGGCGTGGCTATGTAGTGATTGCCGCAGATGAGGGTGATTTTGTCGGCAAGCCGGTTACGATTAAGGTCGGCACTTATGATTATTTTTATCAATATTTGCAGGGTTTTGTCGAGCAAGAGCAGGACGAGCAGCCGGGCTATAAAAAATTGTTGATTAAAGAAAATGCCGCTAAGTTAGAGCGTGCATTAAATTGTTCTATTCGACACGCCACGCTGAACGATGTTTGCGCTTTTGTGACACAGCAAACAGGAATAGCCGTTAAAACGCCGGCGCAATCTTATGCGACCACGCCAATTCCGAATTTTACCCATTCGGGGTCGGGCTATCAGTTAATTAATAAATTGGGTGATTTATTTAATATTCCCAAATACATTTGGCAGCAGTCGCCGGACGGTTCGGTTTATGTCGGCAGTCATAACGACAGCCGTTGGGCAAGCAGAGCCATTACTGTTGACAGTGCTGATATGCTAGCAAGCGGCAGCAATACTATCACCTTGCCAATTTATGCAGCAATCCGACCGGGTGCGATTATTAATAATCAAGTGATCAGCAAAACGGAATTAGTCGGCGATGAGTTGGTTCTGTATTGGCGAGAAAGTGACAGCAACGGCAAGCCGGAACGAAAATCACCGGGGCGCAATATGATAGAGAAAGAGTTTCCGGAACTGGCAGGTGGTTATCACTTGCCACGGCTGGCAAGAATTGTTGGTGTTGCAGACGCAAGTGCAGGCGGTGATATATCTGATCCATTTCGCCCGAAGTATGCGGTGGAGGTGCAGTTGCTGGATGAAAACGGCAACGATGAAAAGGTCGGCGTTTATTCCGCAGTGCCGTTGCCGGTAACCAGTACAGGGTCGCAGGGCGGTGATTTTGCATTTCCGGAAGTGGGGACGATTGTCGAACTGGGCTTTGCTTATGGTCGGCAGGATATGCCGTTTGTGCGCACAATGTTAGCACAAGACAAAACCGTGCCGGCGGTAGCGATTGGCGAACAGCTCAAGCAGCAACGACCGGAGGTGTACGAACGCACAGACGCAGCAGGCAATAAAACACGTGAAACAGATCAAACCATCACAGATAAATCGCTCAACAGAGTTATCAAAACCGACACGGAAACAAAGCAAATCGGCACAAGCACAAGCGAGATTGACGCAGACAAAACAGTGGAAGTTGGCGGAAACTTGACAACGTCGGTTGTGGGCAATATTACGCAAGTCAGTGCCAGCAATATGACAGTTGGCGTTGGTGGTACGTTGGAGCAGCGCATAAGTGGGTTAATGCAGGTGGTTTCAGAGGAGAAAATCCGACACATTGCGCCGAAGTCTTACGCCGGTTCAGAGGGGCAGAATATTTACAGAATCTTAGAGGAAGCATTGCAGATTATTGCCGATGTTGCCGCAACTGCAGCAAGTCACACTCACGGCAGCTCGCCAACGCCATCACAATCATCAGCATTTGCAAACCAGTCAAGCAGAGCAACAACGGAGAAAGCGAAGTTAACGCCAATAATTGAATAGTTGGCCAACAAGAAATAATAAATAAAAACAATAACATATATAAAGGGCGCAAGCCCTTTTTTGTTGCGTAAAATTTTCCACGTCAAAACGTACGGCACGAAAAATTCACTCGCTCACCCTCGTTTTTTATAATAAATTTTTATGTTTTTTCAGTTAAGTTTCAGTTGGCAATATTGCACCGTTGCTTGTCGTTAGCGGCGTGAAACAGATCACGTTAAAACGATCTTAACTGAAATTTTTTCAGTGAATTACAGCGGTTTTCAGTTTAAGAAATAGTAAAAAAACAAAAGAAATAAGATAAATTATTGAAATAGAAAAGAAAACAATAAATTACGTGAGGTTTTATAGTGAGATTTTTTGCTCAAGCTCAATGATCAACTTATCAGAAAACTGATTAATATCAGCGAGCCAATCATCAAAGCTTACCACATTGCAGGAGTCGGCGTTGCTAATTGCCTTTTTAACTTTTCCCGCCAAAAATTCATCATAGCCATCTTCTTTAACAGCAAGAGAAATTAAAATTTTCATTGCCATCTCCTAATTGTTCGTTATTGCGGATACTTCCGGCGAGAATGAATAACCGTCAAAATTTCAACTCGGTCATCAAATTCACGGTAAACAACACGATAATGACGGCAGAAAGTTTCTCTTGTGTCGTCATTTCGTTGTTTGCCTGTTTTGGGTAAAAGGCGGATAAGTTCAAATTTATCAAAAAATGCTTCCCTTAATTTTGCTGCAGAAGTGACAGAGCCGGTATAATCCGAAACACTATCAAAAATATTACTTAAATCCTTTTTTGCTTGTTCGGAAATAACAAACGCTTTAAGCATATCCCAACATTTCCTCGCGTTTTAATTGTTCTAGTTCAGTCGCCTTGTTTTGAAGTTGTTGCTCGGTTTCCAGTTTCCATTGTTCAAGTGTCACAAAATGCCCATTTTCAATATCTTTCTTACCTTGTTCAATTTTCTTTGTCAAAAATTCATCATAGCCATCTTCTTTAACGACAGAAGAAATTAAATTTTTCATTGCAATCTCCTTATTTTGAAATTTTTCTAAAGATTAAGATAGGGGTAATCGAATAGCTGTGTATATTACGCCCCATCATTTCCTTAATTGCGGAGCTCATTTGAAGTAAATCTGCTTTATTATCTAAAAATTTATAAGGCTGGGTGCCTTTTCGCATAGCTGGATCATTATCAGGTTTGTTTTCAAGAATGCCCACAACGTGCCAACGATCACGATTAATGACGCCATTAGAAAGCACGATATCTTCAGGATTAATTCTCATCGCCTCTTTTTTTAAAGGTAACCAATAATGGTGTCCATATTCATCACGTATATCAATTTGCAAGCTTTTAGGGAAAAGCTGCATAAATTGAGACATTACATGAATAGGGGGAACCTCACTATTATCGCTATCTATTTCGGTAATCATTTGCAAAAGAGGAAGAGCTTTATCTAACAAAGAAATATCAAAGATTCGATATTCTCCAGAAATATGAACAATATTTCCAATATCAGCCTCTGTAATTTTATCTTTAATAAAACTATGTTGACTTAAGAGGTTTAGTAAAGTAAGCGGCAAAGAATAAGAGGCATCATATTCACGAGAATATTTTTGTGAGTCTAGTTGTTGTCCGCCTTTCTCAGCAACAAAAACGTTATTGAGACCAACTTTTGAAGAATAGGAATCGCTTTCGCTAAATTCTTCTTTAAGAGAGGAAAGCACGCCCTGATTAATAAATTGAGCAAGAAAATTTCGCGTTTTAATTTCATCAATATAAATAAAATCAGTAAGAAAATCTATGTTTAGTAAGTCTTGCTCCACATTGTTTGACATCTTCAAACTCCTTGCGTTTTTGTTTTAATCGTTGTTCAGTTTCAGCAAGATGCAATACAGCATCTTGATAAACCTCTTTCTCTTGATATTTTTCAAATTTTAAAAACTGATTTTTTTTCGACATAATAACCTCCTCGTTTTTTAGTCATTATACCGTAAACAGCTCATTTAGAATATGTATAAAAATTAATCACTGTTCTTTGCCATTTTATCTCCTTACATCCCAATAAAAGCAGCTACAACTGATCATTAATAATTAATTTTTCTTCTAAACCTTAACTTCACTGGAGAATAAAGAATTTTCCCGCGTCGTCTAACTACACCATTAATTGACTCCATTCCTATTAATTCCCACCCATTTTTTAAGTAATGATCAATTTCGCTATCAACATCAACACTATCAACGCAAGTATTCTGAAATTCATAAAAAACAGGAACCTTTACTGGAGAACGAGTTACTTTTATATCTCCATTCTTGCCAAGAATATTGTTATTATTCCCTTGCACTTTTTGCTCAATTTTATCAGACATTTTTACTTATCCTTTATAATATGAATATTCCCATTGCCAACCACATTGTTGGAAGAGCCTTGCACGGTTTGGGAAATAGAAGCAGCCTTATTTTTAATGCCTGACATATAGGCTATTGCATCTACTTTCCCTCTTTCATCAAGATCATTAAACGCAATCAATGCCATTTTTTCTTGAGTAGAGAGCTGTTCTGTTTGTTCTCCCCACAGTAAGAAGTCCACAGAAACATTAAATTGATTGGAAATTTTTATCAGATTTTCTAGTGGGATTGTGTTTCGCTTTTTCCAAGAAACTATTGATGCAGCCGTAAGCCCTAAAATTTCCGCGAGTTCTTTGTCCTGAAATACATTAGAAATTTTTTTCATACGATCCACTATTTCAGATGAATTTATTTCAATAGTGTTTTTCACAGAGGTACTCCTATGTTATTTACAATTTAAATCTTTTAAATTATAATTTAAATAAAGTAAATTAAAGCAACATTAGTTACAACAGAAACAAACATAGCACAAAAGGGGAGGATTTCCAATGGAAAACAAGGCTAAAAGTACGCCGATAGTTCGACTAAACAGAGCGACGAGTGTCGCCGTTGAGCGGCTTGCGAAAGAGGAACGCCGCACTGTAGCAAATATGACGCATATCTTGTTAGAAGATGCGTTAAACGCACGCGGCATTTTTTTAAAGTCGGCTGATGGGTGGAGAAAGTGATGATGCAAACAACCACACACACTCCATTTTTCCGCTTGCCACAAACAAGCGGACAAACAGCGGAGGCAAGACACAAAGCCATAGTAACCGGCTATTTTGCTAAGTTACGACAAGAAAAGCTAGATGAACCGGGCGATTTGGTCGAGTGTTGTTACAAACATAACTCCCACGCCGAAAAAAACTTGCTATGCAGTTTGGCAGATTTACCAACACGAGAGCTGCTTTCCGAGTTTGAGCCGGAAGAGCGTAAACGCATTGGTGAAGCGGTGGCAATGTTGTCAAGGTTACGCCACAAATACCCACAACACTTAAATTTAAGAATGTTCTATTAATACAAAACAAGGTGAGAGAATGAAAGTACAAATTAACGCAGCATATGATCATATTAAACCGGCACGCACAGTGCTTTGTCATATTAACTTACCGCAACTCAACAGACTAATCGATCACCGTCGCAGCGTCGTGAAATTTTGCCTTGAAGACGTAATGCAAAATATTGACGACGAGCAAGCACAGGAATTGACACTATATCACCTCAAAGAGCTGAACAGATTGCAAACCTTGAAAAAAACGATTGTCGCCTTAAACAGTGAGGAGGTGCGCTAATGCAAGCCATTTTTATCGACAGCACCGACCGCATCAAAATTGAAGCCACATCAACCGGTTATCAACAAACTATTTACCGCCTGGATCTAAATTTAGGGATGTGGAAAGAAGTGCATAGCACTGAATTTAAAAGCCCTAATCTAATGCTATTAAGCCTCACTGCCGGTGAGTTAGCAACGGCAGAAGATACGCTGGAAGCACAAATCAACAAATTCATTGAATTAGCAGAACAGTTCAAAAATGAACGCATAAGATTGCAATCAGAGGAGTAATGCAATGTTTGGGTGCAGACAGCAGGAGCAGGCAAAGCCAAGCCATAACGAGCAATCGCCCGTTATAGCGGACGCTATGCCGAAAGCAACGCAGAGATCGTTGTCAGCACCTCACCTTACCCCGGCACAACAAGAAATTATGTTGTTGTCGCCGGAAAGTTTAAGCAGCGTTGAAAAGTGGATTGAAATTTTACCGCGTCAGCAACAGCGAGAGCATTTTCGCAAACTATACGTGCAGGCATATAAATCTGTTAAAGATGACGGTTCAATAGCCTACAAAGTTGGCAACAAACAACGCAAACACGCTAACGAAACCTTACGCGAATTTGTCGAGCATCGCCTCGCATTGGTGTTGTCACAATATCACATCAATTTAAACTGGCTGGACGCTAAAGGCTTTGCTTATGAATACGACCAAGCAATGGAAGAAGCTAAACAAAAAGCCTTGCAAACGGCAAGGCAACGTTACGAAAAACAGCTTAACAGCCGTGAACGCTTAACGCCGGAACAAGTGGCAGAAATCAACGCAGAATACCAAAACGAACTGTACGAATTGCATCAACAAGAGCAAGCAGATCAGGCAAAACAGCACGCCAAAAAAGAAAAAGCGTTGAAAGATAGCCGATTACCCTTTTTTCTACTCACGCCAAAACGCCTCGACGAATTGGCGGCATTATTGGCGTTAAAGTTAAGCGATATGCAATATCAATTCATCAAAGAACAAGCCGAAAAAAACGAGGCTTACAGCAACGAACAAAAAAACGAAATCTTTTTAGCACTATATCACCGTTGCGGTGAAGTGCTGGAAAATATCGGTTTGCCCATTCAAAAATGGGAACAATACCGCCGCACCGGCACGTTAAAGCCGGAACAGGTAGACAGAGCCTTGATCACCATCAGCAAAGAAGACCGCTGGAAACGCCGTCTATATCGAGAACACAGAAGACAGCTTGAACACGTTGCTATCGCCGCTGGAGAAGTGCAAAAAAGAATAGCACCTTATGTATCAAACCAATGCTTTTCCGAATGGCGCGCAGCCAAAAAAAGCAATTTTGATTTTCTAAAATCAATGGCATTAGAAAACATTGATGATCCGGATGAACGCGCCGATTTATTAAGTATGTATCAACGTTCTTGCAGTAATCCACAAATTCGCCGCATTGAGATGACCGTTCAGATTAAGGGTATCGAAGAGTGGTCGGAAGAAAACGGCTTGCAAGGTTACTTTATCACCTTGACCGCCCCATCAAAATATCACGCTAAAAAAATCAACGGTACAGACAATAAAAAATACAACGGCGCAAGCCCGAAACAAACGCACCAATATCTTAACCGAGTGTGGACGCAATATCGTTCCTTGCTAAAAAAGCACGATATCAGCTTGAGCGGCGTGCGTGTTGCCGAACCACATCACGACGGCACGCCGCATTGGCATTTATTGGTTTACTTCAAGCCGTATCAAGCGGAACAAGCCTTAACCATTTTTAAAGAAAAAGCTTTTGCAGAAGATGGCGACGAAAAAGGCGCAGAAAAACACCGTTTTAAAGTAATGGCAGTTGAAACCGGCAATCCGAAACGTTCCGCCGTAGGTTACATAATGAAATATTTACAAAAAAACTTAGACGGCTTTGCCACAGATAACGCAATGAGTGATGAAGCCGACATCACCTTCAAAGACAACGCTAAACGCGCCAATGCGTGGGCGAGCATTTGGGGTATTCGTCAATTTCAATTCTTCGGTGTGGCAAGCATTGGTGTATGGCGTGAATTACGCAAATTAACCAAAAAGCAAGAGAATGACACGATTGACAAAGGCAGAGCCATTGCCGACGTGGGCGATTTTGCCTCAATGCTGCAGTTGCAGGGTGGCGCAGGTGCAAGTCGTAAAGAACAACAAATTGTACTGCACTACATTGACAGTGATCCGAACGCAGACGGCTTAACCTATAGAAAAGTAGTTGGCGTGCAAGAAAATCCGAAAAAGGTTGTCAATCCGGAAATTGTCTACACCAAGACAAAAAAATGGCGCATCGTCAAAAAAACAGCGGAAGAGCAGCAAATCAGCACGCAGAGTGACGCATCAGCAGAAGTGCAAGACGTGATAGAAGAAAATGACGTTGTCACGTGGCACGAATTAAACAATGGCGGGCTTGCCCGCCCTAGGACTTGTGTCAGTAACTGTAACCGCCTAAAAATTAAACAAAAACTAAAAAATGAGCTAAAACAGCTTTTAGGATACTGTACAAATGCACATATCAATTACTTAATGGAGGGAAATAGGCTAATTATTAATCGAAAACAATACATTCAGTTAAAAAATGAACGGTTATTAATGTTTGATTTACAACCAAATTCAGAAAATGACAGCGAGCAACGCTTGCGAGAATGGGCAAGAAGCCACAAAAACACACTAAATATTAGCGAAGAAGTATCTTTTTAAAAATATTGATTAACTTTAATGCAACAATAGGAGTAAAAAATGCAACAAGAAAACAATCAACAAGCTATCACTAATGAAATGATTTGGAACAAATTGAAAAAAATGGATGACAAATTGCGAGTGATAGAATTTTTAATCCGCTCAAAAGAAGTGGATGAAACCAGCACCGAACTATGGACAGTGCAGAATGTTGCCGATTATTTCCAATTCTCGCAAGGGCATTTGTATCGAGTGATTTTTGCAGATCCGGATTTTCCAAAAGCAATAGAGGTGAAGGCACAGAAAAAGCAAGAGCCAAAGCCAACAGCAGAGCAAGAGTCAAAGCCAACAGCAGAGCAAGAGTCAAAGCCAACAGCAGAGCAAGAAACGAAATCAGAACAGAAAACAAAACCAGAGCCAAAACCGCGACAACGTTGGATGGCTGGAGAAGTGGTTGCCTTTGCCAAACGCAGAGCGAAGAAAAAGGCAGCCACAAAATTGGCATATAGAGAAGCATTAATCAAGTAATAACGAAACCTTTTTCATATCAGGGGCATAATAGGTGTTTTGCAAAATAGACAAATCACGATGCCCCGAAATTTTGGCCAACGTCATCACATCAACTTTTTCTGCCAACCTTGTCAATGCCTCACGCCGGGTGTCGTGAAAATGCAAATCATCAATCATTAACCGTTTTTTTAATTTTCTAAATAACGCATCTAATTGAGAGGATTTTAACTGGAAAACGCTATCATCACGCCGCATCTGTTTCAGCAGTTGCAAAATAGCAATTGCCGTTTTAGAAAGCGGCACATCACGCGACCAGCCGTTTTTCGTTTGCGGCAGGTGTGCAATGCGGTCTTCAAAATAAACATTATTCCAGGTTAAGCCGACAATCTCACCGGCACGCATTGCCGTTTCAATGGCGAACAAAATCGCTGCACCGACTCTTGCCGTGGCGGTAGTTGGCACCTCATCAAATGAAAAGCCCGAATTATCAAGCAACGCCTTGATTTCCGCTTGACTATAACGGCGAGTACGAGGTTTGGCAGCGGCAGGTTTTCTAATGCCTTTCATTGGGTTGGCGTGCAACAGTTTCCATTCATTGATAGCGACATTGAAAATATTGCTTAATGTCGACCATTCACGACGAACAGTTGACGGAGAAACCGATTTAAGCCGGTCATCACGCCAGCGAATAAAATCAAGGTCAGAAATATCTTTAAGCGACTTTTGAGCGACAGGCAACCGCTGAAAACGACAAAGCACTTGCGCCTCTTTTCTTGCCCCACGTTTTCGTGGTGTCACTTCTTCAATGTAACGGTCAATCACCGCATAAAATGGCACATCAACCACATCAAGGTATAAACCGGTGTCGATTTGAGCCTCAATATTATTAGCCCAAACAATCGCCTCTGATTTAGTGCGAAAAGTTCTAGATTTTGAAACGCCTTTTTTTCTGATTTGAGCGCGCCAACGCCCATTACGCTTAATAAAGGTTGCCATATTGAAAATATCCTATTTAACTTGTGAAAAGCGGTGTAATCCGATTGTAATTCTGGTGCAATTTGATGTTATTACACGCAAAACCAGATCACAACAACGGAAAAAATAGAAGTAACAAAAGCAACAAAAAGCGTTATAAATCAACACTTTATTATAATAAAAAGCAACAGATCACAAAGCTAAAAAGGATGGATTTTTTACAATGGTGCGACCGGGTGGACTCGAACCACTGACCCCCACCATGTCAAGGTGGTGCTCTAACCAACTGAGCTACGGTCGCATTGTAAAAACGGACGTTATTATAGAGTGAAAAAAAAGAATTGCAAAAGATTTTTTAATAGAAAAGAATCAATCGCTTAAAAAGATAGCATTTTTATCAAAAAGTTTAGATTTGAATTGTTATAAATCATATTTTTTAAATTTGTCTTCTTTAGAAGAAATAGTAAGTAGTCAAAAATCCATCAACTTTGATCTTTTTAATGAAAACTTTCATTTATTTAATATTTATATGTATTGGAAAAAGAAATTATATATTTATAATCAAGTTTTCATTTTTATGAAAAACTATATAAAAATCTTAATGAAAAATATCTTATCTATTCAATTCTTTATTTGAGATTCTATATACTTCACCACTTTTTTTAATATCTAATAAAATTTATGCTATTACACTCTATTCTTCGATTTAAATATACTAAAGTTGCATTTTTTGTTTCATCTATTTTAGCAAGTGCGGTGGCAAATGCTTCTCGAGTTCGTGCGGATATTGATTATCAATATTTCCGTGATTTTGCAGAAAATAAAGGTCAATTTACAGTTGGTGCAAGTAATATTCCTATTTTTAATAAAAATAATGAAAAAATTGGGATAATGATGCAAGGAATACCTATGCCTGACTTAAACATCGCTAACAAAAATGGTGGATTTGCCTCATTAATTGATAATGCTTTTGTAAGTAGTGTTCAACATAATAGAGGATATGGCAGTGTCCAATTTGGTGATCAGGATAATAAACCTGATTCTCATACTTTTGATTATTTACTGACTAGCAGGAATGAAATGACGTCAGGAGAAAATGGATACTTAAAAAAACCTAGGGCATACGAAACAGATTATCACGTTCCGCGCTTGCATAAGTTAGTAACAGAAGTTGCGCCTATATCGGTAACAGATGCTTTTATTGAAAATAATGATAAAGAAAATTATAACACTTATGGCATTAATGGTAGTGGACGTTTTTTAAGTTATGTCCGTGTAGGAAGTGGAGATCAATCTGTTTATGATCTAGTAGAAAATAAGATTACAAACATAACTGATGCTTATAATTTTCTAACAGGTGGTGGAATACTAGGTGTTCATTCAGTGCAAGGGCATACATTATGGTCAAAAGGAAACAAATTACCGGATAACACTTGGGTACAGGATTCAAGAAGCTTATTTGGAACTGATTATGGAGTAATGCCAACGTGGGGAGATGCTGGAGATAGCGGTTCACCATTACTGGGTTATGATTCTAAGTTAAAGAAATGGGTGGCTGTTGGTGTATTAATTGGTGGAACACAACCGCCTAATGCACCGTATATCACTGTTTTTAACATACATTACCCAGGTTATATTAAATTGGTTAAGGATAAGTTTACTGCTGGCATTGTTCAAAATAATACAAATACAGAATGGGAGTGGGCAGTAGATGATAATGACAAATCAACAAGCCATATTCATTCTGAGCAAGCATCATTAAAAGTGAATTTATATAATGAATCTTTATCCGCCAATGATAGTCACCAATCTCGTCCATCAATTGATTATGGACAAGATGTAATTTTTAATGGTGATACTGATGGAAAATTAATCCTAAACCAAGATATTAATCAAGGAGCGGGAGCACTTTATTTTAATACCAATTTTACAGTTGCACCAAAAGAAGATCAAACTTGGCTTGGTGGTGGTATTTCCATAGCCGAAGGGAAGTATGTTGTATGGAAAGTGAAAAATCCAGAAAATGACCGTTTATCAAAAATTGGTGCTGGAATGCTTTATGTAAATGGTAAAGGCAAGAATTTAGGGGATATCAGTATCGGTGATGGCACTGTTATTTTTAATCAGCGTGAAGATGAGAATGGGCTAAAACAGGCATTCAATAAAGTAGGCATCACTAGTGGGCGACCAATTTTAACTTTAAATAGTGAGGATCAAATTAATCCTGATAATCTTTATTTTGGTTTTCGTGGTGGGCGTCTAGATTTAAATGGAAATAGCTTAACTATGCAATATATTCGCCATAGTGATTCTGGGGCACAGATTGTTAACCATAATACTAACATAGGTGCAACACTAACACTTACAGGAACAGAACCTTTCACTGCTGATCAGATACAATGGGGACAACACGGAGAAAAAGGTAAAGATCTGTATGAATATAAAAATCAATGGGCTGCTGGCAGAACAGATTATTTTGTGTTAGTTGGTGATGAACCTTGGAGATACTATCCAACCAATCAAGATAGTTCAAAAAATTGGAAGTTTATCAGCAGTGATAAAGCAACAGCTATGCAATTTATTGTTGATAGTAAAAATACATCAACAGAATTTCGTTATAAAACTTTTGAAGGAACTTTAGGAGAAACTGATTTTAACAAAGGTAGTAATGGAGCATTAGATGTTATTTATCGCCCCAAAATAGCTAATTCAACACTTTTACTTAATGGAACGATAAATTTGAATGGTAATTTAGAGGTTGAAGAGGGCAATGTTATTATTTCTGGGCGTCCAGTTCCACACGCAAGAGACATTAATAATAAAGAAGTGATATTGGATAATGAGTGGATAAATACATCTCATACTACGTCAGCAATGATAGTTAAAAACAGTGCTACTTTGACGATTGGTCGTAATGTTAGTGAAGTAAATACGATCTTTTCAGTAACTGACAAAGCTGTTTTAAATTTAGGATATCAGTCAGGGCAGGATGTTTGTTATCGTTCAAACTATAATGGTAATACACAATGCAATAAACCAAATTATTCTCAAGAGGTTCTAAATACTATTCCTCAAACATTAGTGAAAGGACATATTATTCTAGACAATGAAAGTACAGCTAATTTAAGTAATGTAATATTTCAAGGAAGGGCTATTGCTAAAGCAGGAACACATATAAATCTTTTTTCCAATAGTCTGTGGGAATTAACACAAAACAGTCAAGTAGGTTATTTAACTTTAGAGGATAATGCTCATATTGTACTAAAAAGCCGTCGTAATGGTTATACTAATTTAATTGTTCAAAATGATCTCAATGGGCAAGGTGTCTTAGATTTTAATACAAACATAGGTTCCTCATTAGGAAATAAATTAATAGTTAACGGAGCACTGCGAGGATCTTTAACTTTATTAGTTAAAGATCAAGCAAAAACATTATCTACAACAGATTCACTTACACTGATTCAGTTTAATCCAAATGAAGAAAATAATTTCACATTTATTTTGCAAAATAGTGAAAATGGTGAACCTTATGTTGATGCTGGAGCTTGGCGTTATAAAGCTAAAAAGAATTTAGATGCCATTGTTTTAACAAATCCTTATGTTAATCCGGATGCTCCGGAAAATATAAAAGAGAGAATAAAAGAAAAAGCAGCAGAATTACAAGCAAAACAAGCT